AGCTGCTGACGTTTGGACTGTTATCGCTATTGGACAGTTTAGTAAATAATGAAATTCTAGCGGGTAGCAATACCCGCTATTTTTAAGGGGTTTTATATGTCGGGAAAAATAGAAGTTGATACACTAGGCTTGCCAACAGTTGCACGGCAAGTATCATCTGGCGCAACTAGCACCAATCAAGCATTAACAGTTGGAGTTGCTAGAATTTCAATTTTTGCTCGAAGTAGTGATATTCGTTATTCAGTTGGAAACTCAGCGCAAACAGCAACTTCAAATAGTCATTACATTGCTCAAGGTGAGCGTTTAGATTTAAATGTTCCCGCCGAAGGCGCAAATATTGCCGTTATTCAAGCAAGCGGCGTTGCTGGTACTTTAGAAATTACAGAATTAGGTTAAATCATGCAGAGCCGTGCTGGAAGATTGAAAGCGATTAAAAATCAAATTAATCCTTTGATTGGCTATCCAAGTTTGGATATAAACTTTGCGGCAGTCAATGAAATTCTTGATCCAAGAATTACTTTCAGCCGCAGCAGTAATGCTACTGTAGTTGGTTCTAATGGTTTAATCCAGTATGCTCCACATAACTTACTGACTTATTCAGAGCAGTTTGATAATGCGGCTTGGACAAAAACTAATGCTACTGTTTCAGTAAATGTAACAACCGCTCCTGATGGAACAACTACCGCAGATAAGTTGGTTGAGAATACTGTTAATGCTGCTCATGGTGTGAACATAGATGTAACAGCATCACCGACTACTAAATACACTGTATCTAGTTATATTAAAGCCGGAGAAAGAACTTGGGCGCGAATAGCGCTTATTGATAATTTAGGTATAGACGGTGGAAGGGCTTGGTTTGATTTAGTTAATGGTGTTGTTGGCAATGTAGATGTACAAGGTGCTGGTTCTAATATAACCGCTTCAATAGTTGCTGTAGGTAATGGCTGGTATAGATGTTCCGTATCAGGTCAAATGAATAACTCAAAAACTACCTTAACATCACAAATAAGATTAGCCAGAAGTAACGGTGATATTTCATATATAGGCGATGGTGTCTCAGGCATCTACATCTGGGGCGCTCAACTAAACGAAGGCGAACTACAGCCTTACTACACTACAACTGTTAAAAACCTACTCGGATACAGTCAGAACTTTGAAAATGCAGCTTGGGCTAAGAGTAATAGTAGTATTGCAGCTAGTACAGTTATCGGACCTTTCGGGTTTGATGGTGGAGAGAAGTTGGTTGAGAATACTGTTAATATTTTACATTACGTTGCTCAAACACAATCTACCTCAGCAAATAGTGTCCTTACTCTATCTATTTATGCAAAAGCAGGTGAAAGAACGCAAGTTGATGTTAGGGTTGGTGGTGTAGGATGGGCAACTAGCCCAGTTTGTGTTGTGAATCTGATAACAGGAGCTATTGTTAGTGGTTCGGGAGCGACTGTTGTTCCTGTAGGAGATGGATGGTTTAGAATTTCATTAACAGCTACAGCTGATGGCACTACACAATCAAGAGGTATTGTTGTTGCTCCGGCAGTAGCAGGAAATAGTACATACACAGGCGATGGCACATCCGGTATCTACATCTTTGGCGCTCAGTTATCAGACTCAGCTTCACTAGACACTTACAGCTATAATCCAGTAGCAGCACCAACTTCTACTGCTTACTATGGCCCAAGATTTGACTACGACCCTGTAACTTTAGCACCAAAAGGTTTGTTGATTGAAGAACAACGGACTAATTTAATGCTTTACAGCGAGGATTTGTCTACTGTTTGGAATTTAGGTACGGGTACTGTGCAATCTAATACATGGACAGCACCAACAGGTAATCTAACTGGGGATATATTTACAATAGGTTCAGATTCTACAACACCTTCACAAAGTACAACTATTACCGCTTCTGCTACATATACATTAAGCTTTTTTGTTAATAAGCCATTAACGACAGCTGCTTTTTTACGATTAAGGTTTGGTACAGCAGCAGGTTCTATAAGTGCTTTTATAGACGCAAGTACGATGTCTTTCGGTGTTGTTCAAGCTGGGATAGTAGCTAATTACATTAAACAAATCCAAAATAATATTTACCAAGTATCAGTAAGATTTACCTACGGAGCTACAGACGGTGGCTCAAGGTCACTTGCTATATCTGGTGTAGTCGCAAATAACTCAAGTGTGCCAGATACGGGTAAAAATATAGCTATCTGGGGTATTCAGTATGAACTAGGCGCTTTCCCAACCTCATACATTCCAACAACCTCAGCTACCGTAACTCGTGTGGCAGATAGTGCTTCAATGGAGGGTAGTAACTTTAGTAGTTGGTATAACCAGAGTGAAGGGACTATTTATGCTGCGGTGAGTTTTACTAATACAAGTAGCTTTAACACTGTCTATTCTATTACTGATGGGACTGTAAGTAATGCTATAAGAACTATCCAATGGAATAACGGAACAGACAGACCGTCAAACATTACAACTGCTGGCGTATTACAAATGAATCCTGTTTCAACTGGGTTAATCGGAAACGCAAAATATTGTGTGGCGTTTGCGTTAAATAATGCAAACTATGCTAAGAATGGAATACTTGGTGTAGATGACACTTCCGTCACACTGCCAACAGTTAATCAGCTAGCTTTCGGAAGTACAGCAGGGTCTACATTTTATTTAAACGGTTGGATCCAATCCTTTAAATACTATCCAACACGTTTACCTAACGGCACATTACAAGGGTTAACAGCATGATTGATTATTGCTTAAAGTTTAAAGACCAAGCCGAAGCTGAAGATGTCTTAACTAATCTAGGTTTCTTAACTGAAGTAGAAGATGAATCTGGAAGTGTAGTTCTAGTATCTACAGGACTAGTTTCTATTGACTTTGTAGGTGTTATTCATAAACCAACAGGTAAAATGCTGAAAGATGAAGATGGCAACGAATACCCAGCGTTTGCAGCAATAGACGGCTATCATGTGAATGTCAGAGCAGGTGAAGAAATTCCCGCTTTAGATACTTACAAAATCGAACCAAAAACACCTTCAAGGGTTTGGGCGTAATAAAATAATTTAACACTATAGGCTTAATAAATGGCAACAGCTCAAACGATAATTAACGGCGCTCTTAGGCTATTGCAAGTTGCATCAACTGATGTTGTCATAACAAATGACGAAGCAAACGATGCTTTAGAATCATTGAATCAAATGATTGACGGCTGGTCGAATGAGTCGTTAATGTTGTATCACGTTACCCGTGAGCAATTTACTTGCATACCTGCACACAATCCTCATACTATTGGGCTTTCTGGTGATTTCGCTACATCAGTGCCAATGAATATTGAAGCGGCAACTGTCACAGTTAACGGCACTGACTACCCAGTCTTGCCAATTGATTATGATGACTATGCAGTTATTAAATTAAAAACATTACAGAATGTTTATCCTGAATATTTCTATTTAGATAAAGCATCTCCGGTACTGGCTAATCTGTATATGTATCCAGTGCCATCAACTGCGTCAACAATCAATCTTTATAGTCGAAAGCCTTTAACTAATTTTGCCTCATTAACTGATAATTTAACATTGCCACCAGGCTACGAAAGGGCGCTAAAATATAGCCTAGCAGTAGAACTAGCGCCGGAATATCAAGTTAGCGCGGGTCAAGACGTTATTGCGTTAGCTATTGCGGCTAAAGCTAGTTTGAAACGCACGAACAAACGGCCTTTAACCTTGCAAATTGACCCCGCTGCTTTAACAGTAAGCGGAAAGCGAAGATTTAATATCTATACAGGTCAATAAATATGCCGCAAGAAATACAATTATTTGGATTAGGTCAGCAATCAAAATCGCCAAACATAACAGCAATGCATCGCTTGAATGTCTACTATGATGTTCAAGTACAAGCAGATAAAGCCGCAATAGTGGCTTATGGAACACCTGGTACTGTTTTATTTTCTACAGCATCATCACAACCATGCAGAGGTATGCATTGGGTTGAGTCTAATAATGTGCTTTATGTTGTTCAGCGTGGCGATTTATGGGCTATTGCGGGAGATGGTACAGCAACGCTTAAAAAATCATTAACCACGATTAATCCTACCGATATTGATGGTCGGGTTAGTATGGCAAATAATGGCACTGAACTATGCATTGTTGCGGGCGTTTATGGCTATATTTACAACACCAGCACAAACACATTAACTAGTATTACTGCATCATTACCAACTGGCGGCGCTGATACGGTTACATTTTTAGATTCTTATTTTATTGTCAATCGCGCTAATACTGCTCAATTTTATATTTCAGGTCAATATGACGGCTTGACTTGGAACGCTTTAGATTTTGCTACTGCTGAAAGTAACCCCGATAATTTAATGGCTGTAATGGCTGATAAAGGTTATTTGGCATTGTTAGGCAGTTCTTCAGTTGAAATATGGGTTAACTCTGGTGAATTAGCTTTCCCATTTAGCCGTGTAAACGGTGCGCCTTCGCCTTCAGGATTGGCTGCAAGATGGTCCCTAGCTCGATGTGGTGATTACATTACCGGATTATTCCGAAATAAACATGGGGCTTTGTTTGTTGGGCAATTACAAGGTTATCAAATAGTGCAAGTTTCAACACCTGACATTGACTACCTTTTTAACAAATACGCTTCACCATCGGATGCCGTGGCGTTTGGTTATACGTTAAATGGTCGCATTTATTATCAGATTACGTTTCAATCTGAAGCTAAAACATGGCTTTATGATGTTATGTCCAACGCATGGTCACAGCTCACAAGTTATGGTTTAACTCGTCACTTTGGCGATTTATGCGTAGCCTTTGGTAATAAATTGATTTTAAGCAATTATGCAAACGGTCAATTGTCTTATTTTTCTCAAGATGCATTTACAGACAATGGCGCGCCAATTGAACGAGAAATCTCAAGTGGTCATGTTTTTACAACTGGCCGTAATAAAGTGAGAATTCGTCGTTTAAGACTAGACATGGAAGGTGGCGTTGGTGATACAAGCATCTTGGGTAATAATCCTGTGATTATGCTATCTATTAGCCGTGATGGTGGACATACTTGGGGCGCTGATTTATGGACAACTATCGGTGAGCTTGGTCACTTCCATCGCCGCGCAGAATGGCGAAGATTAGGATGGGCTAGAGATTTTGTCTTTAAAATACGAATGACTGATCCTGTAAAGTTTGTTTTAATCCAAGGCGTTATAGAAGCAACAGAGGCTAATAAGTAATGTATCGTTTCCCACAGCCTCCTATTCACGAAACGCCGATTTCCGGTATATTGCCGTGGGTGCAATGGTTTACTCGTATCGTTGCGTATTTTCGTGTCGAAGAACCAGTAT